CGGGTTCGGCGGGCCGTTCGATCCATTGGCAGCCGCAGGCACCGCTGCAATAGCCGTCCAGAGGTTTTCGCCCACGCGCACGGTGTTGTCCCGCACGTAGGCATCAGTCGGCACGTAGACCAGCGCGTCGGTGATCTCTCCGATCTCAGCCTTCAGCTCGTCCAGGCGCTCATTGACTGAGCCAACTCCGTCGCCGCTGATCAGCTCAATCTCTGAAAGCAGGTTCTGCGCAAGCTCGGTCTTGCTGATCTTACCGGCGAGGGCAGCCAGATAGGCCGACACATCATTCGAAGTCGACGTAGGCACATAGAGGAAGGCGCTCTTCCCGTATGCGTTGGTCGAGCGGATGAAGTAGTAATAGTTGGTGTAGAACGCCAGATCATTGTGAGTGAACGATAGGCCCTGACCAAGGTACTGCGCCGTGCCCGACGTCGCATTTGGGTTAGTGCTGAAAAAGTACTCGTAGGTCCCACCATTCAAGCCGTGGTTCGGGTTCTGCGGGATCAGCACAATGCTGTCAATCGAGGATTGCACCACGCAAGACTCAGGAATTGGAGGCCCCTGAATGCTCACGGATATCGTCGCTTCGCCAGACCGGGCCATAGGTCCCAGAGCGGCGACACTCATGGTGTACGCACCCGACGGCAGACCGTTGATGGCAAGCGTGTTCGCGGTGGCAGGCACCGAGCGTGACTGCGCGACACCACCGCCCTGCCGAACCGTGACCACATAGGAGGTGACGATGCCCTGCGGTGGAACCCACGACAATACGCCCTGCACCACCTCAGCCGCATCGCCAGCCGACCATGCAAGCCCGGTGGGCGAACCAAGCCCGCCGCTTGGCAGGTTGATGAATCCCAGCGGATTGTAAGGCTGCCCCACGGCATCATCGAAGATTGCCGCCTCGTACTGCTTGACCTGAACGGTGCAACCTTCGTTGTCACCCATCGACCAGTCAGAGACGATGAACTCGCCAAGGATGTTCAGCGATGGCAGGTTGACGCGAACAACGCGGCCGGGGCGGCAGTTATAGCCCGAGAAGTTCATCGGAAGGCTGATTGCCCCGCCTGCCCGGCGCTGACGCAGGGAGATATTCGCCAGGCGCTGCGGCTGATAAGCGTCGGTCACATACGAGAACGTCATCGTCTCTGCCGCTTCGCCACCGTCCTCAAGGATCCATTCAGAAACGCTGACCTCTGGGTAATCCGTCTCGGTCCACGACTGCTCAGGATCAATGAACGTGCCGCGCACCGTGTTGATTGCGGAATCGTTCGTCGACTCGGTGCTGCCGGATACAGTGCCGATGATCATGTCTTCGGTGATCTCGAAGTCATACGGACCGTAGTAGGCCCCCGCCTGCAGCATCCAGCGGCCGCCGACACGGATCAGCTTGCCGGCGCATGACGCTTCCAGTTTCTGCAGCACACCCGGACGTTGCTCGTCGGCACCAATCACGCAGGAGGTGCGATAGCGCTGGCTGACAGAGCCGTCGGCATTGGTCAGCGCTTCATCGCAGACGTTTGCTGCACTGGCGAATGTCTCGAAAATGATCTCGTCGTCCGGGACGTTGCAGCGGTTACGTAGAAACCAGAGGATGTGCAGCGCGGTATTGGCGGTATAGATGTTGTTGCCGGTGCGCGGGTCGTAAATGTCGTTTCGGCCACGGACCACAAAGCGCGTGTCAGGGATGCCTGACGGAAACTTCTCGGCACTGTATTTCAGGGTGATGCGCACGAAGGACAGACCGCGCCCGATCTGGCTGTCTTTCCAGTCCTGGCAGTTGTCCTTGAGGAATGCGTTCACTTCTGTCGGGTTGACGATCAGCTCATAGCTGGCGAACTCACCGAACGAGCCGATCTCTTCTTCGCCGAGATAAATGTTTTCCAGGCCGTCGATAGCGCCTTCACAGAGCACGTAAACAAGATGCAGAAGCTCGCCTTCGGTGGCCTCCCCTGCCTGCTCTTGCGCCCATACCAGCACGCCGCCAGTGGAAACCCGACCGAGGATGAATCGGATCGGCGCTTTCGACGACCTCACAGTCTGGGCGGACGGCTCGTTGTCGCGGAGTGGGGATTTGGTGTTGAGCTTCTCCTGTTGCTCAGATGCATAAAAAGCGAGTGCCGCACCAGCAACAGCGCCCCATGGGCCGCCTTGAGCGAAGCCAACGACAGCACCGACGGCGACTTGAGCAAGTTTTCTAACACCACTGCCCATTATTCAACCCTCCACGCCGCCAGCGGCTCACACACAACTCGAGCAACGCCGTCATCGGTCGCGGCCCAATAATCACCAGCCCAGAACACGGCCATGCTGCGGCCTGCAGGCGCTTCGTACATCACGACGTCGCCGCGCTGGATAAAGGGAACGGCAACCCGCGCAAAGCACGCATCCCATGCAGCTTCCAGGCTGCCGTGGCGCTTCTTCAGCGCGCGCTTTGCCCCAGACTCAGTCTTGTAACTTCCTCGGTATTGCTCGGCCGGATCGACACCGCACACCGCGCTCGAGCAGTCGGCGGCGAACAGGCAACAGTCAAATTCGCCCCATGAAAAAGGCCGCCCTTGGGCAGCCTTGATCACTTCGTTCAGACGCGTGGTCCAGTCTCGATGGCGCATGGCGATCCCTTAAAACGAAAAAACCCGCCGAAGCGGGTTATATGATTGATTGGATGGTGCTACTCGGAAGGCATGGGCACCCAGTGATACTGGCGACCAGTGCAAATTGCGGATACCTGAGAAACGCTTATTCCGTATTGCCCGGAAAGCTCTTTTAACTTTGCTCCGGCGATTTTCGCGGACCTCAGCAATCTAACCTGCTCATCACTGAGCTTGCAGTTCTTGGCTCGGTAAGCTGGGTCTGACCATAACGATTTTGCGTTCTGCTTGAGCTTCGCTTGATGTTCATGGGACGACAGGGTTTTCTTTCTTCTTTCCTGGACATCTGGATCGGCTCGCATTTTCTCCAAGGCGCTTCCGGCCTTTTCCTTGTATGTAGGATCCTTCCATAGAGAGGTCGAAAGCGCTGAACGCAACTCTTTAAGCTCTGAGCTGCCGCTCGGCAATCTCAGTTTTGCTGCAGCCCTACGGGACTTGATCAGGGCGCGCCGCTCTAATCCTTGAGTCTCCCAATGCCGCTTTAGCCCGGTACTTACTTTAAGTCTGAAATCATCATTTATTACAGGTGAGCGATGCTTGGCTCTGACCATTTCCCTGAACGATGGGTCTGACCACAGCCTGAGCATCCGCTGTGCATGGGCTTCAGCATGCTCAGGCGTGGGCGACCAGCCCAGCTGGCTTCCAGCTTTTGGCGAGATGTTGTACTCAGGCTGTAAGGCGTCAAAGCATTGCTGTTCGTAAGCTACGCAATGCTCGGGCGAGCAATAGACCAGAACTCTGGCAGAGAATGAATGGAAGCCATAAATATCCCAGTCCGCCTGCATGTGCCTGTTCTTGCCAACTCCATTTTTTAGCCTGTAAACGTGAGACTTGATGCGCGCTGCAAGATTAACGGAGCTACCTATGTAGCGCCTTCCATTCGTAGTATTTGTGATCTGATAGACGCCAGACCTGAAGGCAAGGTCATGAATACGCATTTTTAGCTTCCGTAAGTAAAGGACGGTGCGTCCTTGCTACTCCCGAAGTATATAGGCCAGTTAGACATCTGCGCTACCGCATAAAAGAATCTATCGTCCTGATGGCGCGCTCGATGGTTTTCGTCGGTAAAGCGTTCGGTGCCGGTGCGGCTCCACTCGGCCATGCGGTCGATGACCGGAACCGTGATCTTGTTGCCGTCCTGGCCATTACCGGCGAACGAGAACTTTGCCGCGTCCATGCGGCCGGAAAAGAGGATGTCAGAGGCGTAGTTGCCTGCCTCGTCAAAGACCACGAACATGACCTTGGCCATGCGGCCGCGACAGCCTTTCACGTTGGTTTCCGAGAGGATGTAGGAGTCCAGCCCGCTCAACGTTAGGTCGACCGACATTGGCGAACCTGAGTTGTCGCTTTCCTGCGACTGGCTGACCTCGCCAAAATTGCCAACACCCTCATAGGTGATGCCGTCGACGACAAGCTCACCGGTTCCCGTGTGGGCGAACACCATGCCGTCGGCGAAGTCGAGCTGCACGGCGTACACCGGCATGAACTTGCCAGTGGCGATGATATCCACCACGTTCTGGCTGAAAGGGAAAGCTGAGGGCATCAGAATGCCTCCCTGAATGAGTAACTGCCGTTGGCGACCACTGGCCGGCGCGTCATCGACCATGTGTCTGAGGTCATGCGCATTTCCGAGTAGGGGTTCAGGTATTCAACCGCTGCGCCTGGCGTGAGCGTTTTCCGGATGCGCTTGTTGAGCGGCACCGTGACCTGGCCCTGAGCGTTCGACGAAACAGGGTCGGTTACCTCAAACATCTCGCCTGCGATGGTGATGTAGTCACCGGTGCTGAAAACCGGGGAGCTGGCCGGCGCGCCAGCAATGATCATGCTGCGCGCCTGGGCAAAGCCGCTGACCACGCTGAGCGCCCCGACACTCACCTTCCGGTATCGGGTGAAGTCCGGCAGGTTAAACGTCCCGAACATCCCGTCCAGCTTGCCGAGGAACGATGAAAGCTCGCGCTCCTGAGCCCGCGTGAGCAGGCCAAAGGTCAGCGTGCACTGCCAGTACGCGCCGGGGTAGCCAACGATTTGCTGGGCGTTCGACAGTGACGACGTGAACGCCCGGCTGTTGTTGACGATGCCCCAGTTCATTTCTGACGGGCGCAACGATGCGGGCCACGTGAGAGCCATGCGGTACTCCTTGGGAAAGCCTGAGTCTTACGTCTTTTGTATTTTGCTCAGAGAGCCGCCAGGGCCGAGGACCATGGCAAATGACTCCTCGTAGCCGGACTGCATGTGGCGCGTGCAGATATCAATGAGCTCTTGTATATCCGGGCCCACCTCATCACCGCACTGCAGTACCGCCGTGATCCGCCCCATTACCTCGGCGCTGATCTTGATTCGCTCGCGCCATACGTTTGCAGGGGTGCTCCGGTCCAGCCCTCTGAATAGAACATCAGATATTGCCGGGCTGATCACGCCAAGTAGCTCAGCAACATCCAAATCTGAAATCTTCATCGCTTACCTCTGATCATTTGCATTCCTGGGCCATTTCTCTTGAAGTCGGTCAGCATCATCTGATACGCCCGATTCGACGCGCGATTCACCGAGTCCTCCATTCGTGCGAGCTGATCCGCATCTGGATTTCCGTGGATTTCGATCTGGTTGATGATAGGCGGTAATGACGAGTTTCCTGCCGTAGCGACCTGCTGTGAAGATCCGGCAGTTGCCGTGGCGGCAGCCTTACCAACGTAACCGCCGTCGGCATAGCCCTTGGTGTTGGCGTTCATGCGCTCCAGGAACTCGCGTGCTCCGGGCTGGCTGACAACATCCTTCTTCACCACGAACTCGCCGCCGTGCACCACACCCATTGGCTGGAACTTTCCGCCGTCGCCGGTGTAGCCGCCATCGGAGAATCCATACCGCGAGGAATAGCCAGCCGCCGAGGCACCCAGGCCCGAAGAGGTCGCGCCCGCCGAGCCAGCTGCAAGTCCGTTTGCACCCGCGCCGCCAATCCCTGACAGCGCGCTGAACGCAGTGCTGAGAAAACCAGCCGCCGCCTGCCTGACCTGAATCCTGATCAGATCCTCGATCACGCCATTGGCGAAATCCTTGAACGACAGCTTTCCGGTGCGAACGAACGTGACTACCGCATCCTCCATGCTGCTGAACGCACGGGTGAAGAGCTGCTTCGTCTGACCCGCCACGTCGCGCGACTGCTCAAGGTACGTTTCGAGCGCAGAGCTTGCGCCCAGCGACCAATCCGATTGAGCCCGGTCCACATCCATGTAGTATTTCTGCTGCATCGCCAGTCGGGTTTGCAGCGCAGTTCTGAGCGCGTCGGTTTGCTTGGTGTACAGCTCCGGCGTGATCTTCCCTTCGTTACGCTGTGCGGTAAGTGCGTCAAGCTGAGACTGGTACTGCTCTTGTATTGAGAATTGCTCTTGGAGCCGCGCCCTCGCCTGATCACCCATGCCCTGGCCCGCCAAGCTATTGCTCAGCCCGAGCTGATCCTTAGATAACTGACTGCTCAGGTTCGCCTGAAAGGAAATCATCTTCTGAGTTTCCTCAGCGGCCAGCTTGCGAAGCTCAATGTCCTTCTCAAGGCTCGCATTCTGCTTCTGCTGCGCAACGTTGAGCTCAGCCATGGCCAGAACCTGCTTTTGCGAGGCGGTCAGCGTCTTCTTTTCCCTCAGCTGGGCAAGCTCAGCTTCCAGTTCGACCAACTTCTTCTGCTCTGCCCCCATCGATTTGGTGGTTCCGTCCTGATTCAGAAGCTCCTTGCTCTGCTGCTGAAGTACTGCGTACCGCTGGCGGGCGTCGTCCAACAGCTTGACGCCTGCATCTTCCTGGAACGCTTTTTCCTTCCCTGCGTTCTTGTTGGGCTTCGTGCCGTCCGTGATCTGACCGATCTGACGATCAGCAAGCTGCGCAGGCGTGAGGCGAGTCGGTGGAGGCGCAACCCAGCCATTGGCGAGAAGCCCCGCGCCGGTGGGATTCTTCTGCATGCCCAGGTCGAGCTGTGGGCCGCCTTGCAGCTTCAGAGCTGCGTTGATGACGCGCTGCATCTGCTCAATCTGCTTGTTCGCGCTGACCTCGGCGGCCGTGGCTGCATCTTCGTGGCTCTTCTTGACCGCCGCTGTTGCGTCCTCGGCTGCCTGCTGCTGCGTGTACAGGGCAATCAACTGATTCCGCAGCGACGTCTGCTGAGCCTTATCAGCAGTTTTCACCGCGTCCTCGTACTTTTTGAGCAGGTCAGTCTGACTGGCAACGACGTCAGCCTGGGCGGCCTGCTCCTTGGTCAGACCCATCTTTGTTGCCCGGTACGCAGCCTCGGCCTTTTCGTTGGCGCCGACCAGATCGCGAGCCTCAGTCAGCTTGGCGATGTACTTCTGCCACTCGGCGAGCTGGGCTTTAGTTTGGGTGCCTGAACCGGCCTGAGCAGCACTCAAGCCTGACGTGCTGCTGGTGACCGCCTTGGTTGCCGCATCAACACCAGCAAGCTTTGCTGCAAAATCTGCCGAGTTTCTGCTGCTGGTCTGCTGTGTTACGGCCAGCTCAGAAAGTGACTTTATGAACGCCGGAGTAGCGTTGCTGTTCTCTTGAATCCACTTGGTCACATCGTCCAGGGGGCGCTTACCTGCTTTTACCTCGTCGATCATCGTGCGGAACTGTGCGGCAAAAGGCCCGAGCACGATACCGGTCTGAATCTTGTAGGTGAAATCATCAAGAGCTGATTCGGCGGTTTTCAGCTCTTTGGCCTGCTGCTCTGCCCACGTTATTTTCTGTAGGCGCTGCTGCTCAGCCGACAAGGCTTTGTACTTCTCTATCGACTCGGCAACGGTTGCGTTATGACTGACAAGCGACGCCGAGGCGTCTTTGGCGCTGTCACCCACGCTCAGAAATGAGTATGCGACTGCGCCTGTCATGGCAATCAAACCCACAGGTCCTGTAAGGAGCCCCAGCAACCCACGACCGGCCGCACCAGCCAACAGCATTGCCTTGCTGGCCGTCGTCACTGCCGCCGTGGCTGTCTCTGAGGCTCGTATGGCTTGATTGGCGACTAATGTAGTCTCAGCGACGCCTGCTATCGCAGCAGACCTCACGGCGTAGGCCTGCTGGATCTCGACAGACGCTGCAGAAGTTGTGGCTGCCAACTGGGTCTCGGCGGCCTGAATCTGCTTGATGATTTTTATTTCGTCCTGCCGGGCTATCGCCATTCTGTTTCGCGCTGCAGCTCGGCCCTGCTCAGATATCTGATTGGACAATCGTGTAACTTCCAGCTCGCGCTCGGCAACCAGAGCCGCCTGCACAGACCTCATATTGTTGAGTTCAGACTCCTGGCGCATCCGGTCGGCAGCTAGTTTTTGTTCTGCTGCTACCAGCTCGGCCTTTGCCCGTGCGAGCGTTGCATTTGCATCGGCCTGCTTTGACTGCGCGCTGAGCACTGCCTGTTTCGCTGACTCCGCCTCGGCCTTGTTTGCTGTAAGCGTTGCAGCGGTAGCGCTATACAGCGCGGCGGCTTGCTGGATAGACGCCTTGGTCGACAGGGCTAAATTGGCTATGGCCTGACCCACAGACAGAACCAGCCGACCACCGACGATGTAGGCGAGCGTTTCCGCTGCGTTCGACACACGGGAAAGCATAAGGTAGGTGGCTGACGAATCGCTGGTCAGCGCATCCATGGACTTGGAAGCGGCAACGAATGCAGATGATATGGTTACGCTAACGCCGCTGACCTGGTCCATCTTCCCGATCAATTGAGTGAACGAGTTGTCCAGCGCGGTGATGCTGTTGCCGATTGTTACCGCAGTCTTATCGAACAACTGATCGACTGCTATGCGCTGCGCTTGCAGTGCTTTCACAACGGAGTCGGCAGTCAGAAGGCCTGCCGCACCAAGAGAGCGAAGTTCGCCAACAGTTTTACCCATACCTGCAGCAATGGCCTGCGCCAGCGCAGGTGCCTGCTCCATTACGCTGTTCAGCTCTTCGCCGCGCAGGACGCCAGACGCGAATGCCTGCCCAAGCTGGATCAGAGCTGCGTTGGCAGATGCAGCTGAAGCGCCGGAGATAGCCAGGGTCTTGCTGATTGTTCCGACGACTCCTGCCACTCCCTCGCCCGTCAGTTTCAGCTCTTTCTGGTTGGTCGCGATTCGCTGATAAAGCTCTGCTGTCGCGGTCAATGGCTGGTACGAGCTTTGGGATATTGCGAATACTGCCTTTTGGGCAGCGGCAAGTTCTCCAGCACCGTCGGTTACCAGCTTCATGCGGTTCGTAAGCGTGCTGTATGCCTCGGCGGCATCGTAGAAAGCCTTAGCGCTGAACGCAGCCGCTAGAGGCCCAGCTATGCCAGCAGCAGCACTACCAAGTGACTTTACTTGGCGCTCGAGGCTTTGGACCTGAGCGGTAGCTGATCTGGCATTTTGGCCGGCGCCGTTAATTGCGTTGCCAGCGCCTGTAATAATCGGTCCAGTCCTCAGGCCCGCATCGTTCAGCGCCTGTAGACCTCGGCGAAGATCGTCCACTTTCTGCTGAGCACTGCGGCTATCGACCTCAATAGCGAGGCGTGAGGTGAGGGCCATACTTTTCTCCGGGCATAAAAAAACCCGCAGAAGCGGGCGTTTATTTGGTAATTCGTCTATGACGCAATTTTGAAAAGAACCAGCATTACAACCACCACAAACAACAGCACTACCATGATTCCCTTGCCCGAGCTCGGCTCTATTTCAACTGAAGATGGCTGAGGGTCACGATCTATAGTTTCAAGCGGGGGATTGAGAATCTCATGAAGATCATCTTTCATTTTTGCATCAGCGGCTAATATCTCCGCAGTCTGCATGTTGATAATCTTCAGCTTTTCGTCGTCATTAAGCCCCTCCAGCAGAGCTTCCAAATCGTCTTGCTGGTCAAGAGCCTTCTGGTGCCTGTTTCCGCCATTTTTATGAACCGCTTCAAGGGCCTCAAGCTCGCTCTTTACATACGCCCGAACCGTCTCCCGGCAGACTTTTCCGCTAGGCATCCATCTTTCGAGCGCAGCATTTCGCTTTAAGCAAAGATCGTCGAGGTAACGTTTTGATTCGTCGCTGCTTTCCTCTAAAAATTTAATCCTTCTCTCAAGCTCCTCGGTGTGGAGTTGCTGAAAAAAAACGGCGTCTTTTTCGTCCAGATCCGCCATCACCTCAATTACGTAATCACGCTCCTTTGCCAAGGCAGCGAGAATATCGCCTCCCTGCTGCATGACCTGATTACGCAACGCATCAGTCCTGTCAGCTAGCGCTACCGCAAGAGCTCTCAGGCTTTCCCTTCTGGCTTCCATTTCTGAATTCCGATTCCAATTAATGCCAGCAATCTACCATCATCCAGCGCGCCAACAAATGACCGTTAATCCTCTTCATCGTCCTTGTCGTCATCATCCATGAACAGGCGGTCCAGTTCGAACAGCACAGCGTCGATCTCATCCCTGGGTATCGGTGAGGGGTGCGCGTCGATCCAGTCCGTGATCTCGCGTGCCGACAGCGGCATTGGGAACACGCCGCCCATGCCTGAGATGTAGCGCCGACCCCGGCAGACGTTGCGGAAGGTATTCAGCAGGTAGGCCGTCAGCGGGTCTTGTGGCGGCTCATCCGGCACGCTCATCCCGAACTTGGCAAAGATCAGCTTGCGCTTTTCTGCTTCCGGGCCTGCCCACTCGCTTTCCCATTGGAAGCGGGCGACGGCTTTTCCAGCGTTTCAACCTTCTCAGCTTTCATCTCGACGGCCAGCTCACCGGCCTTGTCGAGTACGAACAGGAAGAATTCGATGTCGTTTTCGAGCATCTGCGCGCCGATGGCTGGCTTGTATGCCAGTTCGTTGCCCTCTTCATCCAGTGCACCCTGCCAGTCTTTCAGCAGGAACGAGGAAATAGCCAGGCAGTGATTGCCGTACTCGGACTTCTCGCCCTGGATCACGCCGATGGCACCCTCTTGGAACTGGGCATCGTTGCGCTGCACGCGACGGCGCATGCGCTCCATTGCGATTTGGTAATCGGTGTTGTCCAGAGAGACCAGCAGTACCTTGGTGTCTGCGTCGAAATCGAACCACTTCGCAGCGGTATCGACCACTTCTTTGTTCTTCAGCTTGATAGCCATGATGCAACCTCAACGCCACGCCATAAAAAGGACCGCCCCGGCAGGCGTTATCACCGGGGCAGCCAAAAGGGTTATGCGTCTGGGTCTGGAGCGGCCAGGCGGGTGATGGTCGGGCTCTGCTTGGCCACCGTGTAGCTCAGCTCGACCTCGATCAGGTCGCGCTTACCGCCGTTGGGCAGCTCGCCATCCACTTCCACTGCCGGGAAGTTGAATGTGTAGCTGTTGCCCAGCGAGTCGGTGATCGGGAACTGCACGGCAATCGGCAGGCGGGTAAATGTGTTCTTCCAGATCTGCCACGCGCGCTTTGACCATGCCAGGGTGATGCTGCCGGTGATGGCCGCCTCGGTGGCGATGTGAGCGCCAGGGCCCAGCCGTTCCGAACCGAGGCAGCGCTGCGTTTGCAGGCTGTTGTCCAGATTGATCGTCATCGCCGATACACAGGCGATGCCTTCAAGCGACTGGCCGTCTACCAGAATCGTGCCGACGTTGTTGTTCGACAGGAACGGCGTGGTGGTCGGTGCGTTCGGCGTGACGACAATCGGTGTCTCTGAGTCGGTGTAGTCGAGGCACGCCATGTTGAACGTGGCGGTCAGCTTGCCTTCGGACGGGATCTCCAGCGCGAAGGTGGACACGTGAGCGCCCTTGAACACGCCGTAGACGCCGATATCGTTGTAGCCCTTGGCGATGCTGAAGGTATTGCGGGTATCGCCCACGCGCAGCACGTTGCCGGTCCAGACGCCGTAGAAAGCGGCCTCCAGAAGCTGGTCAAATGAGCCGAACGAGAACTCAGCTGACAGATCGCCGCCGATATCGATGCTGGTGGCCACCGAACCCTGACTCAGTCGGGTGTCGGTGATCTCATCACTGACCTCGGTATTCACGGTCGGGGTCAGCGCGTTACCGGTGAGGCGCAGCGTGTCCCAGGTGCCAGTGGGGGTAACGCCGGGCGTCACCTCCTTGATGATGTGTGAAACGACTTTTGCGCCGGAACTCATGTGAGTCTCCTTTCTGCGGGCATAAAAAAACCCGCTCAAGGCGGGGTTGGCTGGGGTTGCTTGGCTGTTACTTTTTCGCGCTTACGCTGACCAAGCCGCTGACAGCCACAACCAAGCGGCCAATCTCTGAATTGAGCTGCACAACGCATGCTTCAAGGGTCTTGATGCGGTCAGTCAGATGAGCGTCGTCGCGAGTCACGACATCTTTCTTGAGCTCTGAAATAAAATCGCCGAGATTAAAATTCTTCAGGCCTTCAGACAAATCAGTTTCGCTGATCGTCCCGAGCAGCTGATCCAGCACCTTCGAGGCATCGCCTGTGAAATCGATCTTCACCTCTGCCTTTTCTTCCTTGTCGCCCGGAGTGCCGGTGTAGCCGCCTTTGCACATGCAGCTCATACCGGCGAATTTTCCAGCATCGACGAATGCCTGACTCAGGATGACCTGATCGCCTACGGCGGCGTAAGGCGTCTCGGCTTTCTCAGTACCCGGATTCAGCTTCGCCCGCACCCGGCCGCCTATGACGAGGGTTCCGTCGCCGAACATTTTCCAGCCGGAAACGCCCGGCACGTAGTTGTGACTTTGCATTTTTCCTCTCAACCTGCTCTGAACAGGATATTCACGTTGATCTGGCGGAATCCTTCGGACTCGCCCGCATCGACCTGGCTGGCCTCAATGCATTCGAGGTCGCCCTCGGTCCAGTAGGCGAAGTGTTCTTCAAGCGCGTCGGACAGTTCGTTCAGGGCGCGCATGCCGGTGCGCAACCGGGCAAAGCACTGTACGACAATGACGCCGGGCTTTCGGGTGTAAGGCTGATCGGCCATGCCTGCCATAAAGGCGGTGGCGAACTGAATGTTGAACCGGCACCAGAGCCCATCCTCGGGCGGCTTGAATGCGCCGGACGTGTCCTGGTTCTCGGCGGGCACCGGCAGGTTCGGGTAGAAGACACGCTTCTGCTCAATGCCCGTGAACGCTGCCATGCGCGCCGTGATGACTTGGCGGATCTCTTCGTACTTCATGATGCGTACGCCGCTGCAACGCCTGCGAAGGCAACACCAAAGACGCCAGAGGATGCCTGCTTGGAGTGGCCGTTCTCAAGCTTCTCTGCGTACGGAAGGTTGTTCTGGATGTAGATGATGGAGAACGGCTTGAGCCCAGCCAGCACCGATGCGCCCTTGCTTATCGTCGCTGCTCCTGTAGGGTCCAGGGTCTGCGTGTCGTTGAAGACCGGCGAGCCGATTGTCACTGTGGTGTTGCCTCGGAATCGACCGGTGTCAACTGGCGAGCGCGTGATGATTTCACCCAGCAGAGCCATCGCGATAATGCGCAGCTGCTTGGTCATGTCGCCTTCCACTTGAGTGATAAAGGCTGTCGGTGGGATGCTCCATCCGGCCATCAGACTTTCCTCAGCTGTATTTCGTAGATGCAGTCGGCCGGATCATTCTTGACGGTGATCACGTCGAAGCCATTGATCTTGTGGCCCACCTGCGGGATGCCGCCGATCACTTCATTGATCAGTGCAATCAACTGCTGGTCAGTGGCTTTGATGCTTTCTCCGTCGATCAAGTCGATCCGGTAGTCGACGAAGACGCCGCGCCCGGTGTAGGCGATCACAACGCCCGGAGTAGATACCTCAGTGATCGGGTCAACCGCACCGGGCAGTGTGATACCGCCTCTGAACGCCTTCACTGCGTCGGCAAGGTCGGTATCGAACGACTCAGCCATATCACGCTGGATGTCTTCACGAATGCCCATGAGTCACCTGTACACGTCGAAGCTGTAAGCACTCGCCCGCCACGGGTCCAGCAGTGCCAGAGCGAACTGCAGGCCGTCCGGAAGGGACGTAGATTTTTCGGTGTCCAGCGATGCGAATGTCTTGCTGGTGCTGACTGGCCCGGCCTTGACCGTCTTCGATGCGACGGTGCCCTCGGTCTGCTGCTGGTACAGCTTGCCGTCGGCCGCGACTTTCGCGATCTCGATACCGGCCTGCTTCACCTCGTCAGGTATGGATTCCATATCCACCCCTGAGAGCTTCAAGGAGGTCAGATAGGCATTCGCCTGCATGACCGCCCTGGCTTTCTTGTCTTCGGTGGTCCAGTCGGCCCCCAGTGCAGCGTCAACGTCAGCTACGGTGATGTAGGTTGCCATCTGGCCTCCGAATGAATGAGTGGGGCCGAAGCCCCGGTGATGCTTTTGTGTTACGCCCTGCTCAACTCTTCGACCTGCTTTTGCAGAGATTCTTTCGAGGCGTTGACCCGGTAAGTCACGTTCGCGGCGTCCAGCCTGGCCTTCATATCTGCAATTTCCTTTGCGTCGGCATCCGCCTGACTGGCCTTGTCGACCTGTAGCTGAAGATCGTCGACCTGCTTTTGCAGGCGAATAACCTTCTCTGCCTCGCCATCGCGCTCGTTCCGGAGGCTTTGAACACCTTGGTTTACCGCGTCGAAGACCTGGAACAGGCGCTCGGCGACCGGGGAAAGCTCACCATCAGGGCGGGACAAGTCTTGCCGGGCAAACGATTCAGTGATCAGGCCGACGGACTCCAGCGCAGCGCGAAGTGCCTCTACATCGACGCCAGATCCTTCGCCACCAACGATGAGTACCTTGGGTGACTCCTTGATCGTTACGTCAGGCACATCCTTTGCCTCGTCATCACGAGCCGATGTCGCATTGGCGTCCACGATGCGCAGGCCATTCTCCTTGGCCAGCGACTTCACATCTTCCTTGTACTGGTGGAAGGGTCCGGCCAAGTACCAGATGTTGTTCTTGCTCATGCTGTTGTCCTCGGCGACCGAAGCGAATCGCTCAGGCCGCCTTCATGGGTTACTTGGAGGCGTCACCGATCAGAGCAACACCAGCGGTGTGCTTGATGCTGGTGGCGGTCTTGTCCCAGTTGGTGCCGGTGGCCAGCTCGGCATCGGTCGGCGACTTGCCACCAGTGGTGGTGTCCCAGGTGTAGCCCTTCAGGCCCAGACCAAACGTGTAATCGGTCTGCAGAGTGGTTTCGATTCGCTCCTTGCCGTTGGTGGTCTGGACGTTGCTGATGATGTCGCGGCCGTCGTGAACCAGCGCTGCGCCCTGGACGAGGGACAGAACGATTTCCTTGTTCGGCGTGCCGGTCTGCACCAGCGCTGGAGCGTCGGTGACAACCGAGATTTTTCCGAGGATGTCGACAACGCGAACGTTGCCAGCCTGGAAAAGCTGCTGTTGGTTGGCCAGATTCTGCCCGACCAGCTTGTGATAGCTGATGCCCTGCATGATCTGGGTCACCAGGTTCTGACTCGCATCGCCGAACTTCGCATGGGCGTTGTTCAGGCCCGCGTAGGTGATGCCAGCGGTTGCGGAGACATCGTTGACTGCGTCAGCCTGCGAAGTGATCGCTGCCACCAGTGCGGCGATGGCCGTGTTCAGCTGATCCTTCAGCAGGATCTCGGCGAAGGCGCGGGAAGCAACCTCGATGCCTTGGGCGGTGGGACGCTCCAGCCAGGTCATCTGCGACGGCTCGTAACGGATCGGACCGAAGCCACCTGCAACCTTGACGGAGGTGTTTTTCAGCTCGGTCAGATCGGTTGCTGCTACCGCATTGTTTGCGGTGTAGCGATCAACGCGGCGCTGTGCTGCAGCCAGAGTCTGGAAGAACGACTCCTGCAGGAAGTCGCCTGTGAAACCGTCCGGAGACAGCACGATAGCGCCACGGCTTGCGGCGTTGAACGCAACGAGCATCTGATCCAGCGTCTCGATGGTCGCTGGCATGATGTATTCGTTGAAAACCTGCATTTGCGACAGGGACATGTTTGCTTTTCCTTATTTCAATGGGAGATCAGGGAACCGGCTGGCGATTGCAGCCGTTCGTTCCTCTTTGGTGCCGCCGATTTTTCCGCTTGCGGCCCCGCCGCCTTTACCTGCACCCCCGGCCCCGCCGCCAGATGCCTTGCTACCCGCGATCAGTGGACCAAACGCGGGGTCGTTCATGAATTCTGCTTTCAGCTCTTCCAGCGTGGTTGCAGAGAGCTTGCCAGCCTGATCAAGCACCACAACAGCGGGCTTGCCGTCGCGCTGCTCGACGCTCAGGCGTCGTTCGATGTGAGGCAGCAATGCCTTGGCGCTACCCGGAATCGCCAACGTAGTGGCGATATCGGTCGCGGTGCGCCCTACGGTCAGATCACGGATCTGCCCGCTCAGCGTTCCGCGCTCCTGCTCCAACATGCCGTTCAGCTCAGCTTCACGACGGTTGTATTTTTCGGACCAGGACTTTTCAAGCTCTTCCACGTTGCCGGACTTTCGAGCAGCCTCTTCGCGATCAAGTCGCGCCTGCTCTTCCGCATCCTTTCGGGCCTTGTCGGCGGCCTTCTTCTCGTCCAGCAGCTCCTGCACTTTGGATTTGAGGCCAGATACGTCCTCGGGCTGAGGCAGACCCTCAATGCCGAGAACGAACTTGCCGTCTTTCTCGACGTACAGTGCTTTTACGGAGTCGTCGACGCCTTCCAGGCTGTCCAGTTGGAATTTCAAGGTCATTGCTGTCTCCCAGAGACTTTGTGCAGGCCCTGCCTGCGGACGTAAAAAAGCCCCGCACTGGGCGAGGCTTGGAATGTGTGCGCCACGTTTTCGTATGGTTGCTTTTCGTGGCGCGGATTAGTCGAGCCCCGCGCGCTCAAAGGCGGCAGGCTGCTTGGCTTTCAGTTGCGCAAGGTTCAATGTTCGGCCGTTGTCATCGACGAAGCGATCGAGGGTCAGTTCGCCCTTCGAGAACAGGGCGTAACGGCTCGGGCCGAGAACGTCTTTCTGGAACGCTGCGAGCTGCCGGGCGAGCCATTCCTGATAAGTAGTTCTGCTTGATACCTGCTCAATACCATTAGCGCCCTTTGAGGGCCGGGTCGATCCGGGAATCTCTCGCCGATACTGAACCTTGAGAACAGGCATTTCTGATGTTCTGCAACTCCAGTGAAAGGGTGGCGAAGGCGCATCGAGAGGCACGACGGTTCCGTCAAGAGCCCTGCATGTGGCTGATGTCCGACTATCCAGCGTGGCTACCCGACGTTTACCCTCAAGGATATCGTCGTTGGCGCGCAGTGTTTCCATGCGTGCCGTGGCGGCCACATGATTGGTCACGGTGCGAACCAAAGCCGTAGCCTGCTCACGCTGAAGCATCTCCAGCCCGGTAATGCGCCTGGCAATGGCCTGTGTCGACTCTCCCAACGCAGCACCGATCTGTATCTCGCTGATGATATCTGCGGCCTTCTTGCTGCCGAACTGGTCGAGTGCGCCGCTGATGCTGATCTTCTGGACGCCTTTGCGGGCCTCAAGCCTCATCGGATTGTTCAGGGCAGATGAGACGATCATCGGGGCCGACGGCGTGCTGACTTGAACGCCAACACTAACCGCGCCGCCGAGCATTGCAGCACTGAATATCGACTCATGAACCGCAAAGTCGCTCAGGTCAGCTTGCGCCTGCCCTTTCATCTCAACGTAGATGCCCCGCAAATCGCTTTGCAGCGCTTCTATCTGCTTCTCGTACCGCTTGGTGCCGTATTCGCTCAATCCTCCTGCTAAGCGCTCCTTGGCTGTCGCGATGGCCTGCGTGATGAACTTTGCCACCTTCTTCAAATTGCTGCCCGCATGACGCTGGACGTAAATCTGATGTCTAGTGGCAGCATCAATCAGAAATCCTTCACTGCTCATCGTCTTCACCGGTCACGGGCGGATTATTTTCGCTCCCTAGCACGGGTGCGTCAGCCTCGCGCTCTTCGTCGATGTCTTCATCCGTACGATCTGCCTCCAGAATCCCACCCTGGCGGAGGTTGGTTCGAACATCCGACTTGGCAATGATCCCCTGCTGCCAGAGTTGTACCTGGGCGAGAATGTCCTGCGCCGTCATGGTCTCGTCGAAGAACGCCTGGTTTAGCCAGAACGTTGTGGCTTTTTCGTCTGGCTCGCCGATCATGAAGCGCTGCGCATCCAGAATGGCCTTCTTTAGGGCCTCTGATACGTTGCCTGCGATGGTGCCCAGTACGCTGTTGTCTGAGCTATAGCGGATACGCACCGCCTCGGCAGTCTCAGCACCACCAGCCTTTTGGACAATGCGAGCGCCGATCATCAGCATCTGCTCTTCCTTGTCCTTCATCAGCGTGCGTGCCAACTGGCTTTCGTCGGCCTGAACCAGAGTGGCCGAGCCTGTAGATCCCAGCATGTGCCCGCGCCTGGAGCCAATCTGCATCCCGTTCGGGTTCGCCTTTACGAATTCATCGGCGGTGATGCTGGTCGTTATGAACAGCGTCGGCTGGCTGCTGATGAAGCCCGATTCTTCCACCGTGGCGCTGTTGCCGTAGTGGAGAATGTTCACATCGGCCAGATCTTCCAGTGGTGATTTGTCGATGCTGGCGTCGTTGTTCTGCGATCCATAGAAGCTGAACGGTATATGACGGAATGGGTTGCCAAGCTTGTCTTTCGGCTCGGTTTCAGCGAATTCATTGCCGCTCTCAGCATAGACGCGCTGTACGTATCGCCCCTCAGCCAATAGCAGAACCCGATATTGAACGGCTTGAACGCGATCAAGGTTTTGCGCACTGAATTCCGACACACACTCCCGCAAGCACACGTAAACCAGACGCTTAACACCATCGATCACCTGTTCTTCCCAGTCGATGATCGAAAGCGCGTCGTAGTGATGCACCAGGGCGCGACGACCCTTCATGTCGGCCACTGAGGACACGCCCTCTACTGAAGGGAAGTCAGCAAGGAATCCTCCCCGCCCAGCCTCCAAACACTCGCCGACGGCCTCCTTGGAAAGCTGCTCAAGGCTGGCGCCGTCGCCGCTCGCGTTGTCCTTGATGTACTCAACACCAGCAGGAAGACTCAGTTCTGCCGTTTTACGGAACACCGCCCCCATGAGGCCAGTGCGCGTGCGCCCGGTGACGTTAAGGAACATGGCGCGCTTCTTGTACTGCTTGTACCGCGCCTGATTTTCGGGAGTTTTGTTCTCCGGGTCAGGCATCGGCAAGTATTCGTCGTGCTTGCGCACCTCGCGTGCACCGGCAACGCATCGCTTGACCATAAGCCAGCCGGGCAAGGCCTCCGAGTATTCTGCCCGGGGGATGAAATTAGGCATGGTTGGCCTCAGAAGGTGAAGGAAACAGGAATTTGGGTAACGACTGAGCGCTTGGTCTTGGCCACGGCGAAATATCGAAAGGCGTCAGCGGCGTGGGATGACCAGTCATGGAGTGGGCGGTCTTTCCAGCAACCCTTCTTGTCGTCCCACTCCTTGCGGTAGTTCTCCAGACAGGTGATGCCCTCTTCGCACTTGGCCTCATCGAACGCACAGTGCGGCAGGATCTCGCGCACCTGGTCGATGCCGTCGTCCACACCGATCTTCGGAACAACCTGGAAGGTCATCCGATAGTGCTGGCCGTCGATCTCGTAGCCCTCACGCGCCATTTCGCGACGGGTCTTTGCATCACTGCTGAATTCCCGGTTATCGATGTCGTGCGGCCCCCAGTGCTCGCCGTAGACGTAGCCGCGATCCTTGAGAACCTTCATGTAATGGCGCAGGCCTTCACCGCTGTTCTGGTAGAAGTCGATGACGTGGTATTCCTCGCCCACCATCCGGACGAACCAGATCGAGGTCGAGTCGCCAACGCCGATGTCCCAGAACGTGTGCACTGGCTGATGACTGTTGTCGGGCAGCACGCCGATGCGCTGGGAACCGTAGAGCTTGGTGAACTGCTTGGCGTAGTAAGCGCCTTCAATCGACTGCTGGAAGGCTTCGGCGGGCATCGACGGGTATTCCCGCTTCATGTCGTCGCCGAGCGTCTTCTCTTTGGCCGAGTACCACGCGCGCTGGCCTGGGTTCGTCGCAACCCCGTGCTTGGCCTGCAGTTCGTTGAAATAGGTGGTCAGACGGTCAGGGATGATGACGTCGGTCGGGTCCAGCCAGTACAGCGGGTTGCGCCACCAACTGAAAAAGAAGAATTTCCAGTCCAGCTTGCCCAGCGGTACGCCGGACAGTTTCTGCTTCTCCGCGCTCTGCGAGTAATCGAAGAAGTACCCCGCACGCCCCTCTGCCGTCGACTCGATGGTAACGAAGCAATCGGCGGCGACCGCCTCGAATGCCCCGGTGACGATCTCTCGGGCCTTGTGGGGAAACTTGGCGCATATCTTCCCGAACTCGGATACGTGCAGATACCGTAAAGTCCCGCCCCGGAAGGATGTGGACACGTAGAGCGATCCGCCCTTGCTGAACACAAGCTCACCAGCAGCATCGTTAGAAGCAGGGTTGGCAGCGCGTATCTCCTTGGGAAGGTTGTCATACGCATACTTGATCTTCTCGCGGAACAGGCGCTTGGCGTCGTTCAGGGTGTGGGCAATAAGCGCGCACTTGGCCGACTCGAACAGTGCGGCGTCGAGCTGGACAATGCAGACCAGCGTGGTGAACCCGAGTTGGCGAGCCTTCAGAATGATGTTTCGGGTGTGCATGCCCTGGAAGTAGTCGATCTGCTCCTGCGTCATGCGGAAGCGGACTTTCTTCCCGTTCTTGTCGGTGATGAAGTACAGATTGTTCAGGCGCCAGAACCGATCCCTGAGCAGCTTCATGTGCTCGGGCTTCATGGTCAGGCGTCCTTCGATAAGTCGTCTATCAGTTTGGAGAGTTCGTCGGACTCATTGCCGCCCTGCTTGCTGTCGAGGTCATAGGCCTGTCGTTCAAGGCTGATCAAGGTCTTCAGCGTCTCCGCCATCTCCTTCATCGTCTTCGAGCGACCCGGCAGGTCGATGATCTTCTGGTACAGGTCGTTGCGCTTGTCCTGGCCGTTGTCGTCCGGGTTGCGCATCAACTCCCCCAGCTCTTCGAACAGCTGGCGGTTATCGGTCAGGCCTTCCAGCTCATCCAGCAGCTTGTTGGTCAGTCGCCGACCGCGTGAGATGTCACTGCGGTGGGCCATGCGGATGTTCGCAATGACCTCGGCGTTGACCTCAATGATCTCTCTTTCGGTATCCGCCTGTTTCGTGGATACCTCAGTGGATACCGTTCGCTTGGATACCAGAGCATCGGCCTTGGCCTGAATCTTTGCCTTGAGGTTTCGCTCCCAGCCATCCCGCTTGGCGCGCTTGTTGATTGCGCCGTGGGTGATGCCTTGGGTTGATGCGATCTCACGGATGGAAAGCAATCCGGCCCGGTAGGCACGTTCAATCGCCTCCCAGTCGGGTTGCTTGGTTGTCATGGGTAATCCTTAATCATCGGGACTCAGAAGAACATCAATCAGCTTCTGCTCACCCAGACGCATCGCACCCAGGCACTGCAAGTCGTCACACTTCGGGCCTAGACCGAACACGGTCACCTCACCCTTCGCTCCGATCAGCGTCAATGCGCCGACCGTGCACTCGGGATGCTCACCGGCATCAAGGTCGTCAGCAATCTTGCGCAGAGTCTTCGCGGCGTCACGCCAGCCCTCACGCTTGAGCTCTACGATTTTCATACTCACGCGGTCACCTTCTTCAGCCACTCTTCAATGATCCTGCATAAAACCGACTCGCCCAAAAGGCCAGACGGCTTGTCGCCTGCAATGATTGATCGGAGCAACTCAACCGGAAGTACGTGAGCGCCATCATTGGCAACCACCACAAGATGAGGGCGCTGATCGGCTATGTCATGGACTTGCGCAGTCACTGGAAAACCATCGCATGAGTTTGCGCATGGGCGTGCCCGTGCAGGGTGGAGACAACGAACCCTTGAGGCAGGCCAGCGGCCTTGGCGGCATCAATGGCCTTAACGATGGCAGCGTCCATCTCAATGAGCGCCTTGCTGAGCTCCGCACTCACAGGAACTGCATGGCGAATGTTTGTGACGTTGCTCATGCTCTACTCGACTGTGCTGATTCATTGCTGATTCGAAACGAATCTCTGGCGGCCTTGGCCTCAGCGACAGTTGTGAATCTGCCGAGGGCCGTACTTTTCCCGCGAATGCTGATTGTTGCTCGCCACATGCTCATGCGTGAACACCAGAAAACGCCCGTCACACCGCTTTGAAACTCTGAGAGCTGGCGACGGACTGGCGTATTGATGATCGACTCGTCAGACCAGCCGGCATTGCGGCGGCGATGCATAACTCCAATGGATATGCCAGTCATTCGTGACCAGTCGCCAAATGGACGTGTAACGCCTCGATGCGTCAGAAAAGCGGTGTTTCGACGATTGTTGTTCTGCTCAAAGTAGTCAGCCCAGCGACAGTTTTCGGGCGAGTAGCCCTTATCGTTATCGATACGGTCAATTGTTAGTCCGTCCGGTGGAAGCCCCATATCATCGAGAAAGTTTTCAAACTTCAACCACCGCTCGCAAACCGTAATACCACGCTCGGTATATTTCCGAGCGTCGCTAGGCTTTGGGCTCCTGCAGCGACTGAGCATTCCCGACCATAGGGTGTGAACCCTGGTGCCGTACATTCCGTGCGTTTTGGTCTTTCTACGTGCGCATGGGCATGAGGTTATGGTCCCAGCCTTCAGCTTGTGCGCTGCCACATGAGCAGTTTCCCCGCAGTCGCATTGGCACAGCCACGCCTTCTTGCGGGAATCACTTACAGCCTCATGGCGCAACGCCACCAGCTTCCCAAAACGCATGCCGGTAAAGTCTTCGAGTTTCATATCGCGACCCTTACAAAAAAGCTGATTGCTCTGCCGGGGTAGAAGTAGGGCGATAGAACCCCGCCCGACTAAACAATCAGTTCTTTTACATCTATCGATTTGAGCGGCTTCTACCCCGCGCGATTTGCTGCTGATCTGAGGCCTAGCGACCTCAGTGGACTTCACATTCCCGCCAGATCGACCGGGCAAAGGCGAGCGCCCCTGCGTGATCGAGGGCGGACTCAAGAAGGATCATCGGGAATGGCTTGTGGCCGGGAGTGGTTACGTACCAATTCTTTTTGGTCATCTTCACTCACCATTGAGAGGTGTAACCGTTACTCGCCCACGTAAGCGCCTGGTGTAGACCTCGTCCCGAGCAGTGCGCTTGACTCTCATGGGCTGAGGCACGAACACCACAACTCCAGCGGCGGTATCGCACCAGAGGACTTGAGTGATCTCGTTGCCATTCACAAAAACACGTCTATAGCCACGGCCGTCATTCGCACTATGGAAGGTGGGATGAGGCATGGTAGCTCCGCGCCACGAAATGGCTTTGTCTGAATTTGTGGCGCGTTACTTGATGAAGCGCACTAGTCGACCGGGAAGCATCGCTGCCATGTTGCCTTTGGCGTACGCCACGAAGAACAGGACGCACACCATGACCAGCGTCAGGGGCGGCTGTACGATCGATGAGAAAGTGGTGAAGTTGTAAGCGATCCGGTAGGCCTCTGCAGCGTTGGCCCCGGCGAAGATTCCGGCAACGATGCCGATTACCTTGCGATGATTGCTGGTTGGGGCTTTGTAGCCCACCACCAGCAGGAAGATGCTCAGGTGACAGATGCCGCGGGTAGCCAGCAGCACATCGGGCATGACGTTCGAAAGCCATACCATGAACTGCATCACGTGCAACCCGATGGCATTGAACAGGGAGTCTATCGACGGCCTTTGTATGAAGTCATTCATCGCGCTTGCCTCGTTTCAGGAACGCCGGCAGGAAATTGCCCACGATCCCAGAAACCCATTCGAGCCAATCTGGCTTTGGCCCGCCATCTGCCCATCGCTTCAGTGAGCCGACTATCCAGGATATCAGCGCCGAAACGAAACATGCCCCCAGCGCAGCCAACCCGGTATCGGACCCCAAACCGATCAAAAAGATCCCCGACAAGTAACCGAATATGAACGAACCGATGGCGTAGAAAATCTTCGAGGACCACGGGATTGAGGCAGAAGCCGCAAGGAACATGCAGCAACCACCGATGGCCCCCATAGCCAGGCTCTGGTCAGTGGTCAGCAGCAGTCCTGCCATTGCCACACCCGCACCGTTCGCAACTCCTGTCGCTACGGCGGCACCCACTACGCTCTCTGCGGCCATAGGCACCTCATTGGGCTCTGGTTCATCTGTGCTCTACCATGACGCTGGGCGACTCCATTCAAGCCCGAACACCCAGGCGAAGACAGCGAAGCCGATGATTGCTGTTCCGAAAACAGCGCACAGCGCCATTGCCGATTGATTGAGCCTCGCCTCATCGGGTGGCTTTACGGCCTGGATGATGATGAAAGATCCCATGAAGATGTTTGAACTGATGTCGCGGTTCATGATGCAGCTGATCAGGGCGAGCGCGACGGCTATCAGGCTCCAGCAGGTGGAACGAGTCATGAAGCTTCGCCTGACGAGGTACGAAAGAGTCCCTCTCAAGTGGTGCATCGCCGAGGCGAGAGGCATGGAGGGCATAGGGGAAATCTGGGCACAAAAAAAGCCCGGTTTTTAGGCCGGGCTTTCTGTATTTCCTGAGCAAGTTGCCGTAGGCAAAATACTCAATGTGGCAAAATGATGCCGCCAGCCGTGCGGGAAGTCAAGCGGCTTCTCGCATCTGGTAGATAACGGCAGCAATCGGGCTCAAAGCCATGCGATCCAGGTCCTCGCAGCACTCGAAAGAAAGCTGGATAACCGGCTCCCAATCGCGCGACCAGGCACAGGACTCGATGCGTATCCCATACTCGGCCATCAGCCACGAACGGAATGCCTCAGGCTTTATCAATGGATCATCATTGGCCGACTGCCCGCCCTGGTGCATGTAGCGATACCGGCGCATGACGCCCTTCACCACATACTCGAGCTTTTCCCGCTTGCCGGCTGTCATGCGCTTGGACTTCGACATCACCATGCCGAACACAACATCTTCTGCCGCCTCGTTGATGTCGTCGTCACGGTTTGCGGCGTACATGTAATCGCCGAACACGCGGACCTGCGGGTGCAGCTTGGCGATTGCCGACTGGATGTGCCCAGCCAAGGCGCTGTGCATCGCGTGGTTGGCCGTAGGGCCTCGTTCGGTGCTCTGCACTACCACGCCGAGCTGAACGACGTCTGAGGACTGTCCGGGGGCCGGGATGTAGGTGCAGTCATGCCACGCCTGACGTGCTGAGTGGATTTTCATGCTGCTTGCCCCTTTTTCAGTTCTCTGGTAAGTGCCCGGTACTTGGCCGTCAGGGCTTTCAGTTCTTCGATGGTGTACTTCTTGGGCTCATGAGGGCCTTCGAGCCATTCAACGTTTGTGATGCCGATGCGGCGCACCAGCTCTATGCGGTAGTTGACGATGTTCCCGGAAAGCTGGGTGTTGCATGGCGAGCACTGGCGGTGGCAGTTCAGCGGCTCGAAACGCAGCGCGGGGTTGCTTCCTACGGTCCGGTAATGCCCAGCGTCATACTTCCCTTCGTGGTGCCGACCACAGCTCACGCAAGGCAGCGCAGCGTCACGGTTGCGCACCCACTCGTTGAACGCCTGCTGGGTGTCCTTCATGTGGTCGCTGCGACTTTTCAGGGCCTCTTTGCGAACCTTGATTTCCCGGCGCTCGACCTGAGCCAGTGCCTTGCGAGCCTTGGCCTGATTCCTCGGCGCATCGATGATGGCGCAGGCCGGACTGCATACCGCCTGCCCGAGCTTTTGCGGGACGAATGAGGCCCCGCACTCGGCTACGCGGCATTTCTTCGCCTTGGTGGCTTTGGCGGGCTTTGGGGCTATGCGCATGGCTGGGCCTCCTTGGCTTTCTGCTGGTCTGGGGCGAAGTCGCCGCGTAGAGGAATCAGGTGATGCTCCATAACCAAGGCTATGCCACCAACGTCTATCCAGCCCCCATCGTGACGAGACGCCAACACCCCTGCGGCAGCAATCACCCAGCATTCAGGCCCGCGATTTAGCAGCCTTCTGCCGTCTGGGAGACTGAACTCATCGTTCGTGTTCAGATTCTGGACCAGCTCAACAGCCATTCCGATGTTTGGAGATATACCCTTGCTTGACCCAGCGATCAGCGCCAGGTCACCCGGTTTGAATTGATGGCTCATGCCGCCACCTCGCCGATCAGATCCCCGAAGAACACGCCCAGCGCCGAGAACTCGGCCAGGATGCGGTCGGTGTAAGCAATGCCCTGCGCGCGGTTGAACAGGCTGGTGACAGGAAAGCCGTCCGGGCCCAGTAGTTTGCAGTCGCCCATCAGTCCGAGCTTTTCCTCGTAGGTCAGGTGCTTGGTGGTGCGGTGCCAGGCGGCGCGGTAATCCTCGTCCTCGTTGATCAGGATCTGGACGCCGTGGTGCAGCTTGCAGTACTTGCGGGCCTCACTGGCGTCGCCGATCTGGGTCATCTCGGAGATGCGCTTGTAGAACGCGAACCACAATGCGTTCTGGTCGAGCGTGCGGTCTTTGCCTTCTCGCATGGTGACCACGACGAACTTCTTCTGCCGGAACATCTCGGTCATACGCGTGACCGCTTCGGTGAGCTTGGATTGGCAGTTGACGCTGATCTTGTCAGTCATGGCTCTGCTCCTTGCTCATGGCGGCGTCGATGTATTTATCCAGCGATTCCACCCCGAAAAGGCCGGCGAACGGGTTCTCAATCCACCGATACCGCTGGGCATCCTTGCGCAGCTTTTCGCACTCAGCCCTCAACTCAGCATTCACCCGCTCGTAAGCTTCGTAGCCGGTCTTGAGGCCGGAGACTGCGGCCTGCAGATCTGCATTTTTCCGGATCAAATCGAGTACAGGCTTTGCAGGCTCGCAGCAAAGAACGCAGGGAAGCCCGGCATCAAAATCATGACCAACTCCGAAGCACAATTCGCAGTCGAGCATTTCAGGGGTATCCGTCCTGAATACCAACATGGATTTGTAGGCCTTCACCGCATCCTCTTTTGATAGCGGATAGCCCAAGCCTGCGGCAATAAGCCTGTCCTCAAGAGTTTCTTCACGCTTGAAGAAATTTTGCATTTCGGTACTCATGAGTTCACCTTCAGCGCTGAGGCTCGGATAATCCCGCCGCACGCCAAACGCACGCCGTTAATAACCCGGACGAAAGTCACGCGGTCTTTTGCTTGAAGCTCAGGACTAGCCGCGCACTTTTCGGCGGACTCACATGGCAATAGCTCAACCACCACAGCCTCTTTGAGGGCTGCATTTTTTGTCATATCACTCATGACAGCAGCTCCTTGGGCACGCTTACGGTTTCGCCAAGGACCGAGGCGACGATGGCGCGGCAGGCGGCGATCAGAGCTGTCTCGCCATAACCCGCGGCATTGGTCATGCCGCAACGCTTTGCGTGAACGACACCGCAGGCGCGAATAATTTCCACTTCAAACCTATCCAGCAGCGGACCGCCGCACTCCCAATCACTGGACGGATACCAGTAGAGTTCAAGTCCATAAGCCCCTGAGTAGGTCAGGCTAACCGTGCGAGGCAGGATCGCCGGCTTTGCTGCGCCCTTGAACATCAGGCGCTCTTCACTTTCGGCAACCCTGATCGTCGGCTGCATGCCGGGATACACCGCGCAGAATGTGGACCAGTCCAGCGCAGCACCGACCAGATCGGCCGTCTTCACTTCTATGAGACTCATATCGTGCACCCTGGATGGTTTTTCCGCTTTTCGGACAGGTAAGCCTCGTGTGCCAGCTCCGGTGTGGAGAAGTACCCGATAGTTCTCTTTTTGCCGTTGTGATGGATCTGCGCGACCCACCGCTTACCTTTTTTTGGGAGGCTTACTCCGAGAAGACCAACTGCGTTATTGCACTGCGCGCTGCGGATGTTTTGGCAGTTCTCTGAACGGCTAACATCGCGCAGATTTTCGATACGGTTATCGCTCTTTATGCCGTTGATATGGTCAAGATCGCCTGTGGGCCATTCTCCGTAGTGGTGGAGCCATGCAAGCCTATGCGCCAGATAGCTGCTCCCAAAGACCCTGATAGACCTGTATCCAGCCGAAGTGATAAATCCAGCTTCATCACCGATCGAGACGCCGATTGAAGGCTTTTCAATCCAGCAAAAAAGTCCTGTAATCGCGTCGTAATGAAGGCGCGAGCGAAGCGCATCTACATCAATATCTGCCCTGTAGATTTGATATGTCATGTCCGCTTCTCCGCTGATTCCGCGATCAATGCCATGCGCTCAAGGCGCTGCCGGGCCTGACTGTTGAGGTTCATGCCGTCGGCCTCGTCTACCACTGGCATACATACGAATCGGATACCGGCCTTGGCGAGGTGCTGAGCGGTCTCAAGCGCCTGGCGCAGTTGTGCTGGGTTTGCGCGGTTCATGGCTTTACCTGCTCTGGCAGAACGGTACGGCGCCCTTCAGTGTCAATGGGCGACACGACTTTGAGCGCAACCAGCCTGTCCATGAGGCGACACGCTCTGTTGTATCCAATCTTGAACTTGCGCTGCAGAGCAGAGATGGAACAGCGCTCGGATTCGCGGACGAATGCCTCTGCCATCCGAATTTCTTCTGCCTCGCCTGCTTCAAAAAAACTAAGCATCGCCTGAACTTCAGGGCTGACCGTTGATTGTTCCAGCGCCTCGCGGCACTGATCCCAGCCCTTCTTGAACGATTCCCAGTCGGCCTGCGCCATTGGGTCGATGTAATTGGTGCCCTTAGGCGGTTGGCGGCGATGATCGCGGCCGTTGGTGCGCTCAAACTCTTCACGGCATTTTTCAATACTCATGAGTTCGACCGCCCGTGATTTGCATGGAATCCATGCCGGATCTCTGCGGACTTTCTGGCCGCCGCAGCTTCAAACAGATCCAAGTGCGAACCCAAACGCTCCAAGGCTCCACCCTCACCTATGTAGGCAACCCACCTAGATATCCCCTTGTGCCAAGAGACGCCCTTCAGACCGCTTGAAGAGTTGCGCCCGAGCGCCGCGTTGCGCTGGTTAATTTTTGGCGTGGCTTCGCGAAGGTTGTCCAGCCAGTTGTTAAGGCCGCTGCCGTCTACGTGATCAATCATGTCCGTCCAGCGGCCATGGGATATCGCGAATACGACTTGATGTACCAGATAGTTCTGGCCATCGATTCGGACCTTTCGATAACCCCTCTCTTCGCAACCAGCTTCCTTTCCTGCGCACTTGCTGTTGAAAACTTTCATACCGCGCTCAGTCTGAAAGTGACTCAATGGCCTACGATTCCAAACAAGCGATCCTGTCTGTGCTGAATACTCGAAGCATTCGCGCAAATATCCGACCTCAGGTATTGGCCTGACACGCATCTTGTCGTTGCTCATCACGAAGCCCTCCGCTTGCTGCGCTCAGAGGCGCCTTCGAATACCAGGCCAATACCGCGGCCCTCTCTCAGCCGATCCACGCTGCGATCACCCAGCACCGCGCCCAGCTCTTTGGCGTCGATGTTGGAAATGACGATGGTGGGCAGCTGTTCCTCGTAACGGCCGTTGATCACAGCGAACAAGGTCGCCAGCTCGAACTCGGTCGGCTTGGTGGCGCCTACTTCGTCGATGATCAGCAGCGAAGGGTCGATCAGGCTGGCGAATGCTTCCTTCTCGGTGTACTCAGCACGGTCGCCGTAACTGCCCTTGATGTACTGGAGCAGTCCGCCGACGGTGCGATACACGGCTGTCGCGTTGTGCTGGGCGATGATGTGACCAGCGATTGCTGCGGCCAGATGCGTCTTGCCGGTGCCGGGCGTGCCGGTCATGACGATGCAGCGACCCTCGTCCAGGTGCTTTGGAAACGACTGGGCGTAATCGACGCACTTGGCAAGGTTGGCTTTCTGCTCGGGCGTTTCGGCGCGGAAGTCAGCGAAGGTTTTCCCCATGAACCGTTTCGGGATCATCGAGGCCCCCAGCTTGCGCTCCAGGCGCTCTTCTGCAATTCGGGCATACATCGCACGCTGTTCGTCCTGATCGCGTCTCAGCTGCACGTCGGCGGCGCAGCCGGGGCATCCAGAGGCTGTATCAGCGTTCTTGCGGATGATTGCGGCATAGGCTCCGTGCGTTGGGCACTCGGCCGCTTGCTTGGAGACAACACCAAACCGACGCTCAAGGTCATGGATGGTCAGGTCGACACTCAGGGGTTCAGAAGTCATAGGTGCCATCCCCGCGCGGCGTCAGGCCGGCCTTGTAATCGCGAGTGTCGAAGCCGGTGTGCCGTGACTGAGGGAACTGGTGCACGTTGCTGGCAGGCTGAACCTCGTCCTCCCAGCGCTTGCCGTTGAGCCAGGTGGCCGGGTGCGGGATGAACTGGCCGCCGTCCTTGGTCCAGGCCAGTGAGGCGCATTGCTTGGCCAAGCCCTGGGCGATCAGGGTGAACAGGTCGTCAGTGACCTTGAGTTTCTTCCACGCCTTCTCGGCAGCTGTCTTGCCCTTCTTGTTCGGGTAGAGCTTCCAGAACTTTGGGAACAGGTCGTCCGCAGGCGCTTGCGCCGTATGCTTTTGATCTATTGGTTCTTGGTTCTTGGTTATTGGTTCTTGGTTAGCTTTCGATCCGGTTTCTTCTGGGTTAGCGGAAATAACCGACTGGGTTTCTTCTGGGTTAGGGTTGGGTTTGCTCTGGGTTTTTTTAGGACGTCCGCCGCGCTTGCCATTCTCGGCGGCCTGAGAGGCTTTGGCTCGGTATTGCTGAATAACTTCGTCGCAGTGGCTGTGTGACCAGGCACCATCGGCCTCCACGAAGAACTCGCGAAGAACAGCTTCGACCTGTGCTGAATTGCTGCGAAGACGGATGACTCGCGAAAGCTCATCTGGTGTACCAGTAAGTGGAGACTCGTTGACGTAGTAAAGATCGAGCAGGCGACGGTAGGCCAGATCCTCAAGAGGGTCCAAATGGGCCGTACGCAGCATGTAGTCGCCCGGATGGAACGGGAAGAAATTCATTGCAAGGTCTCCCATGCTGGCATCGTCCGCTGAGTTTTTTTGGTGACTGAGGGCTCCAGCTGGCGCAGGAGAAGTTGTTTTTGAATAATCTGCGCGTCCATGCCGCTCAGGCGACGAACAAGCACGCGCAAGGCCATAGAGGCATGCGCCACCTCAAATTTGGCTTCATGCGTGCAGTCGGCGCAGCTCTCATCGTCGAACAGGATTTCTTGGGCAAGATCGGTGTTCGCCCATGCCATATAGGTGAGCTGTTCGTTATCGAACTGCTCCATGTAGGCTTCGTCGATGACGGTTGGCTTTATGGATGGCTTTCTCATGCGGCACCGCCCAAGATCGCCTTATCTCGACCAGCCCACAGCGCCTGCAGCTTGGTGAAGCCCTTGCCAGTGACCTTGCAGGTGAACTTCGTCTTGCGCTCACCGGTTTCAGGGCAGTTGTAGGAATGCGGCTCAGCCACCAGATAGCCGGATTCGACCCGGCCTTGATATGGCGTGTTGTGACGGTCGACCCAGCGCTGCTGGCGCATGAACGCGAACAGACGGTTCTGGCCAGTGCCGATGGACTGAGCCACCTCCCGCACGGAGTGGATGCTGGTCGAAGTGATAACGGCGTTAAAGAAATCGACCTTCGGCGCATCAGCAACCACCTTCTGCTCCAAAAGGTGGTTTTCCTGTGTGAGTTCGGTGTTGTCCGCTTCCAGGTGTACGACCTTACGGACGTTGTCCGTCAGTAGAGCCAGCAACACCTTCGGGTCGTTCAGGCTGGCAATGTCGAAGACGGGCTTGGCGCTGGATTCTTCCAGCTCCTGCCAGCGATCAATGACACGCGCCCTGTGCTCATCGCTGTAGCCTGCGATAACCAGATGAGTGTCTCGCTCGCAGAGGTCGTAAACCTCAATAGGCCTGCCGCCAGTGGCCTCGCGACGACTTATACGACTTGATCGTAAAAGCCGTTTTGCGAAAAGACGCTCGATTGTCACGACTACGTCGTTGTGGCGAGCCTCTACAAGATCGGCAATTTCACGCGATGACATCGTGCGCGCCATGTTTTGCGAAGGTGCAATTTCGTGGCGCGGGAATTCGGTATTGCTTTGTGATTCGATTTGCATATAATCCGCCTATCAAGTTGTGTGTTCAAAAGGCCGGGTCACTACCCCGGCTTTTTTTCGTCTGTAATTTGGTGAACCTAAAGAGGGTCAGTAGTACTGGTCCTAATTAGGTGATCGCCTTTCGGCCCTCCTTTGATCGAGGTCAAAGTGGCTTTAGGGCGTGCCGCGAATGTCAGGCCGCCCATGGCGATTGTCTCGATGAGTATTTCTTCCAGAGCCTCATCAATGCTGTAATGCTTCTCTCTGGCGAGCTCTTCCACTCGCTCCCTGGTTTCAGGGCTCAGGTTTTGGTATTCGAGCAAACGACCCTCCTTAGGCTGCTCATGCAGCGCTAGACTTCTTCTCATCCTTCAGCAGGCTTTCGATTGCGCCGTTCTCGACACCCCACTCGATAATCTCGAGCAGGAACGTCGCGTGCTGGGTGCGCGCACGACAGGCTGCACGGGACAAGATCTTGTCCAGTGTCTGGTTGAAACTTACTTGGCGACGCTTGTTGCGCTTGTCTTCTGGGTTTTGCACGTAGGCCATCTGATTGCCTCCTTGTGGCTGATGAATGGGTTTAAGCGGCTGATTTTCTTGCGGGGATTGGCCTGACTTCGTTGGCCAAAAGCGAACCGTCATCCATCAAAGTGATGGTGATGGTGCGACCTGATCGGTGCATCTGGGAGACGGCGCTCTGCTGAATGCCCAGTGCCTTGGCGAGGTCGCTCTGGGTGCCATGAGTTGCCAGGTACTCCCCAAGGGTTACGGTCTTCATTGGCGTATCTCTGATGGGTTTGGCTGGATATTAGCACTGCTGTTTTATAAAAAACAAGGAAAGGATTAGCAGTGCTGTTTGATTAAATATCAGCCCTGCTACTTAATCGCGCACATGAAGAAACCAACCAGAACACCGCTTGCAGATTGGCAGGAAGCCGACGCCGAGCGGTTACGCGCCCTGTACAAGCGGCGCGTCCAAGAATCTAAGGCTCGCGGCGATGTGCCGACCCTAAATCAGGCAGAGGTCGGTGAGCGCTGCGGGTGGAGCTCGCCCCAGAGCGCGTTCAGCCAGTACGCGAATGGCAAGGTAGCTTTGAATCTCGATGCGCTGGTGAAGCTCTCGGCTGCGCTTGACTTCAGGCTTGAGGAGGTGAGTCCGACCCTGGCCAACGGTATCGTCCGGACCGTAGATGACGCACAGCCAAATCCTCGCACCGCCGATGCCGTCGTGGCGAGAACACCCCTCCCCGCCGGCGGCGAGAAAGAGATTGATCTGGATAGCAGTTATTCCTTCATCCCCCAGTACACGGCAATGGCCGCCGCCGGTAGTGGTCACGACAACCCGCACGTCGAGATTCGCAGCACCCTGGCATTCAAAAAGGAATGGCTGAAGGCAAAAGGTGTTCAACCCAAGAACCTGCGCGTGATTTACGCGAGCGGCGAAAGCATGTGGCCAACGATCAGTCATCAAGACGTGCTGCTGGTCGACAGCTCGCAGGTCGAACCCATCGACAACGGTGTGTTCGTGATCGAGAGCGTTACAGACGGCACGATGGTGAAGCGCCTGGTCAAGGCTGCTTTCGATATGTGGCTTCTCCGTAGCGACAATGCGGACAAGGCTTCTTTCGATGATCGAACCTTTAAACGCAGTGAGCAGAACGAACACCAGATCGTCGGCCGGGTCATCTGGCGCGGCGGGGATTTATAAGAGAGGAAGTATGGACGACAACACGGAAAGTCAGCTTTTACAGGATGTGACAAAGCTCAGGGTTATGGTTTCCCGCCTGACAGCGCTCTGCGTTGGGAATACTGACGCAATTTTGAACTTATCTTTGGCCGTGGCGGAAGACACTGATTTGCCTCTACACGCAAGAGAAAAGGCTATCGAGGTTTTCAAGGGCATGGACGTGCAAATGGAGTTGCTTCAAGAGATATCGCTAATCATGGAGACGAACGGTGGAAGATAAAATATCTCTGACCCTTCTGCTTCGAGACCGTGATTCGCGAGACGCAAAAATTGCAGAATTACAAGCAACCATTGCTAATCAGAAGAGTGACAAATTACCTCCGCTGTCCGATACTGAGCCCATGAACGAAAATCACGATTACCGACATGAGCTTTCCCTTCGCGATGAACAGCTTCGTCGGGAGATGGACCTGCGCGACAAGTCCTTCCGTGCAGAGCAAGCAACCCGTGATAAAGCTCTCGACGAAAAGTTTTCTGGATTTCTTGCTGCGCAGACCGAGCGCGATAAGGCTTGGGAGAAGATTTCCGATTCGCGCTTCGAGCGAATTGAGAAGGATGTGATCAGCATCAAGCTTGATACCAAGAAGGTCGCAGACGATGTGCATGTGATTCGACGTTGGATCGCCACCTACACCGGAGGCATAGCTGTCTTAACGTTCATTGTTGGAATCGCGATCAGGCATTTTTGGGCCTGACATAGAGACACATAAACAGCTCGGCCCTAGCGCCGGGCTTTTTCGTTCCTGAGCCTCCCCTCCCGATTTGACCCAGCCCGCCACTGAGCGGGCTTTTTTGTGGGTGCGTGAAAATATATTAGCAGTGCTGTTGACAGGCAATTATCAGCAGTGCTAATTTTCACTCCATCGAGACGCGAAACAGCCCCTCAACAGGGAAAGCGGATCGAACCGCTCTTTAAAAACTTGATGGACGCCGAGCTGGCCGATGCATAGCCAGCGGACGTACCGCGCAACGGTACGCAGCGATTCGACCTAATGTCGGCGCTGGGCATGGGATACCTCATTCGGAGGGCGTGGCTGGAGAGGCTGCGTGAATTCAGACGGCAATGGCATATGGGGACAGGAATTTTTCCTCAGTCTTGCCGAAGAATTCGACGAGAAAGCGATCGTTAACCCATGCAAGGAAAGAGATTGCCGGTCGGCCATGTGCTGACCGGATGCTCTCCAGGTGGCCCTAATCAGGACCACGCGGAAAGCAGGAGAGTGAGATGAACGAAAAGCAGATTGAGCGCGTACGAGAAATCGTTCAGGAGCTGGCAGATAAGAGCGTCACCAGTTTCGACCAAGCATTCGAAACAGCGGTGAGCGTCATGCGCTATCAGGCTGTTGACGTTGTGCCGTGGGGAAAAGAAGCAATTGCCGGATCAGGCCGGATAGAGAAAGGCTGACCATTCACCATCTTTAGTTGCTGCGACGAAAATTGCTGCTGGCTTTGCTGGCGAAAGCGGATCAGCAACTTTCTGAGCTTTGTCGTGGACTGAGGCAAGGCTCAGGTTTCTGAAACCAAAATAAGTACCTGCTGGCATTTGCCTTCTGGACTGATCATCGAACGTGATTTCTCTTTCAATACCCATTGCATCCATGTTGGCGTGCAAGCGTTCGTAGTGTTCTGAGTTGGCACCGAACAGCTCTACGCGAACCAAATACTGCGGCATGGCAAATACCTATCATCGACTGTGGAATTTGGATCCTATCTGTTTCCCTCGACTGTGGAAAGCGAGGAAACAGGGAGCCTGACCCTGTAAAAACAGGCACCCGATTTCAAGCCGCGCCCGACGCCAGTAGCGGGTCGCGGTGCAACACAAGATTTCACTGGCTGGCCTTGGCGACAGGGCCAGACGGGAAAACAACCGGGAGGGAATAATGACCTCAAAAACATCGATGATAACTGCCGAGCGGCTTAGATCACTGGTTACCTATAACCCTGAAACTGGCCTGATGTTGCATAAGAAAAGGATTGGCGTAAGGGGTGGCTCCAAAGCTGGCGGGGTTGATTCGGAAGGCTATCTGATCGTTCGTGTTGACGGGGTTAGATGCCGAATACATCGGCTTGCCTGGCTGTACGTCACTGGGGCTCATGCTGTCGGTCAAATTGACCATATAAACGGAGACCGTTCAGATAACAGGCTGTGCAACCTTCGACACGTATCCAACAAGCAAAACGGCAGGAACCAGCGCAAACAGTCAGGAAATAAAAGCGGCGTAACTGGGGTTTGTTGGCACAAGAGGTTCGGTAAGTGGATCGCTCAGATCCGCGTAGATGGGAAGTACATCTACTTGGGGATGTACACCGATATTGATGACGCAACCGCAGCACGCAAGGCAGCAGAGCTTCAGCATGGATTCCACGCTAACCATGGAAGAGTTTCTGCTCAGTACCGGCACCTGTAGCTGTCACGTCAGCCTGACGAAAACTGCCCGATCCTCTCTATGAGAGCGCATCGGTCTGCAATCTCGCCGGAACGTGTGTACCGGTTACCCGCCAGCCCGGCACGGGGCAGCCAATACGGCGGGCTGAGGGTTCGCCCTCTGAGATTGCAGATCGATGCGGAAGCCAACCCAGCAGACGCTGGACACCTGCATCAATCGCACAGAATCGGTTGTTATCGAGCGCTGGCGAGTAACACCCCCCCCCCGCATGAACGGCTTGGCCTGTGCGGGGTTCCTCTTCCCGAGAATAAAGGAGACACCATGAAGCATGCATCAGCAATCGCACAGCTGACCATCAGCGCCGAGATTTGCGAAACCAACGCACCAATAAATGAAGCAGAAGGAAATCACGATCAGGCAGAGCTTGAGCGCAGTAATGCGGCAGCGTACCGAGCAGCAATCGCCCGGCTCGAAGCCGAGTAACCAGGTTCAGCCTCTCCTGAGGCTGCATCGGAATGTTGGCGGGTCATGAAAAAAGCATATCCAGAGCAATCAGATTGTGGCGAATACCCGGACGTCGATTGCGGCAAATGGTGTGGACCGACATTCCAATGCAGCTTCATAGGTGGCCACTGCCTGCCCAGTGAGCGAGCAATAGGAGATACCACCATGAAGTAAATGACTGATCTACCCCGTGCGGCGCAGCAAGCCTGAAGGCTGCGCCCAACACCTGACAGGCAGCGGACAGTAGGGTCGTCGATGTCACCGCGCATTGGCCGAAAGGTAGACCCACCCCTCGAAGCACATTGCAGTAGTGCCCGCACACGCGGAACCCTCCCCAACCCCCGAACCTCTCCGACTGAACCCTCCTCGGTGCCTGTATGGCCTCTATCCGTTCTTGAGTGTTCAGTCGAAGGGGTTCAGTTACTGAGGATTGAGTGATGAATTTTCAGCCGCCTGACCCACCAGAGTACGGGCAATGCCTCACCTGCAAAACCCACATTCACGAATCTGAAAAACGCGGCGACGCCTGCATCGAGTGTGAGTCCGAGCCCGAAACTGCCGAATGCCTGTGCGGCAAAAGCGGAGAGATCAACTACGACGACGGCACGGAGCGTCGTTTCTATTGCTACAGCGGTCCCGACTGCTGTCCATAACCCAGCCCCTGGAGGCAATCATGAACGCAGCAGCAAAGGTGTTGCCTCTGACGGGCACGCCAGTAATACCGTGCACGCCCGCTGAGCGGCTTTGGACGGAAAACTGTTCCTACACGCTCGTCGAACTGGGCGCTGACGTGAGCTTCAAGCGCCGCTTGCATCCAAAGCAGGGAGTCACGCTGGAACGATTCCACAATGCCCTTGACGAGCTGCTTATGGAGCGCCTGAGTCGATCCGGCGCCAGCAACTGGGCATTGGGGATGATGATGCACGGAATCATCCGTGGCGACATGGGCATGGCACGAGAGGGACTCATTGAGGCCTTCGGCGGTCCGGATCACAAGCAGGCAGCCTTCGATGTTGCGCAAGAGCTTCTGCGCCCGCTCGCTGCCGACGGAGTCATTGCTCAGGAAGAGGACGACCTGTGACGATCAGCGCGCACGTCCTCATCGACAAGTTCATTGACGTCATCGGTGATTACGACAGCCCCGACCCAATGGGAATCGAAGCGCTGCAACGGATAACTGATTTCTGGATCAACGAAGCCATCACCCTCGAAGAATTCAACCATTACTGCGCCCGTCAGCTGAAGGCTGTTCAGTGTGCGCCAAGGAGAGCGGCATGACGATTGACTGGAGTAAGGCGCCGGAGTGGGCAGAGGCTCACGCCCTTTACGCTTATGGTGGCGAAATCAGCGAAGTTTGGGTAGGCGCACACAAATATCAAAGAGTCGATCTTCCGGACTCATATCCATACGGCGGAGGAAATACAGACCACCGAACCAATCCTGTCCGCTCTCAGTTCCGTTATGAGACCGCTCGCCCGGCAGTCTGGAATGGCGAAGGCCTGCCGCCTGTTGGGACGGTTTGTCTATTCAACTCAAATGCAATGTACGAGTCCGACTGGCACCATCTCTTGCCCCTGGGTGAGGACTTGGAGGTGGTTATCATAGCCCACGCACTGCAGCCAGGGTCTGGGCTTAAGGTCGCCGTATTCACCTTCAATGTCGAAGGAGGTATTCAGGTTGAGATGGGGGTTAGAGAAATGTTTAGACCCATCCGCACCGCCGAGCAGATCGCGGCTGATGAGCGCCTGCACAAAGTCAGAAACGCGCTAACCGCCATCAAGGCGAGCCGTCATTTCCCGAGCGATGAAGCCCGGCAAAACGTCATGGTCGCGACTGTCGAGGCCATGATTGATGCGGGCTTTGTCCAGCAGGTGCCGTAATGAGCCAGCCCATCGTGAAATCCCTGATCGACGAGCAGCTGGCCGATATCGAACGCAGTCTGAGCATCGTCAGTGCCGGGTTGCCGCGCGAGATTCCGGTTTCTGCGTTGCCCCCAAAGCTGGTCGAGGCCGTAAAGACCGGGCGGCTGGCTGTGAGGCCGAGGCAGTGACCGCGGGCCAGCGCCGTCGGCGCATCGTCTTCTGGCGCGGGAGCTTCCCGGTCCTCGCCGCATTCACTGTTCTGATGCTCGCCATGTCGTTGGCTGATCACATCACGCAATAAACCCTTTCCCTATTCAATCGCAGCGCCCCGCATGGAGCGCGAGGTATTCGCATGTCCACAGAACAGCAAGTAATCACCATCGACGACATCAGCGCCGACAACGCGCCGGCAATTTACGTCACTGGCGGCCTGAACCAGTTCCTCCAGGCTGTCACCGCCGAAGTCACCGCCGAAGTGCCGGACCTGACCACCCGCAAGGGTCGTGACCGTATCGCCTCGCTGGCAGCCAAGGTCAGCAAGTCGAAAACCGCCGTCGAGAAGCCGGGCCGCGATTACCTGAAGCGGCTGAAGGAAATGCCAAAGGTCGTCGAAACCGAGCTGCGCGAGTTTGTCACCAAGATGGACGCCCTGCGTGAAGCGACCCGCAAGCCGCTGACTGACTGGGAGGAAGCGAACGACAAGCGGATCGACGCACACAACGACGGAATCCAGCGCATCAAGGACCTTGCTGTGTTCGCAGAGACGCCCAGCGCCGCAAATATCGCGCAGATCATCGCTGATCTGGAGCTGGTGGAAATCAACGACAGTTGGGAAGAGTTCCTGGCGGAAGCGGCCCAGGCCAAAGACCGGTCGCTGGCAACTCTGCGCACCCTGCTGGCAGACCGCACTAAGCACGAAGCGGAGCTGGCAGAGATCGCCAAATTCAATGCCGAAAAGGCTGAGCGCGAGCAGAGAGAGCGTGACGCGGAGATTGCCCGGCAAGCTGTAGAGCGGGCGCAGCGTGAGGCCGAGCAGAAAGCCCAGGCCGAGCGCGAAGCTGCTGCACGGCGTGAGCAGGAATTGAAAGACCAGGCCGAGCGCCAGAGCTTGCAGATCAAACTGCAGGAAGAGCAGGCAGAACGCCAGAAGCTTCAGGCCGAGCAAGACCGCATCGCAGGCATGCAGCGTGCCGAGCAGGAGCGCCTCGCCGCCGAGCAGCGTCAAGCGGAGGCTGTGGAGCGCGCACGACTTGCCGAGGTGAAGCGCCAGGAAGACGCCAAGGCCGAAGAACTGCGCCGGCAAAAAGCCCGCGAAGACGACAAGGCGCACAAGGCCTCGATCAACCGCGCAGCGCTTGAAGCATTCATTGCGGGAGGCATGCCGGAAGATTGCGCCCGGCAAGCGGTCACCCTGATCGCTCAGCGCAAGATCCCCAATATCAGCATTCAGTACTGAGGTCGCCATGAGCCAAGTAGCCAAGGTCGAAACTATGAGTCAGGCCCCGGCAGTCACCGCCGAGGCAACAACAATCCTTCAGATAATCCAGCAAGTTGCCATGTCGCCGAGCGCTGACATAGACAAGATGGAGCGGCTTATGGCGATGCACGAACGATTGCAGGCGCAGCAGGCCAAACAGCAGTACGACGAAGCTCTTGCAAAAATGCAGGAAGAACTTCCGGTGATAGGCGAGCGCGGCGGCATCAAGGACAAAAACGGTCGGATACAGAGCACATACGCTCTCTGGGAAGACATCAACGAAATGATCAAGCCAGTGCTGGCCAGGCACGGTTTCGGCCTCTCCTTTCGAACACCTCGTAACGAGCGAGGCATCGAGGTCGAAGGAGTGCTGAGTCATCGATCCGGACATCGTGAGACCACATCACTGCTGCTTCCTGCTGATACCACTGGCAGCAAGAATGGCGTGCAGGCAGTTGCGTCCAGCGTCAGCTACGGCAAGCGCTACACAGCAGGAGCCCTGCTCAACTTCACCACTACTGGTGAGGATGACGACGGCAACGGCGCAGTAGTTACGCCGCGGGTAACCTCTGTTCAGGCTGCTCAACTGGCAATGCTTCTGGAGCGTTGCAGTGAGAGAGCCAAGAACGCATTTGCCAATATCCACGGTACGCCTTCGGCTGTAGAGAAAGCAGCATTTGATCAGGTGCTTGGCATGCTTAGCAAGTCTGTCAAACAGCACGAAGCCTCAGCTGAGGAGGCCAAAAATGAAGATCATAACTGAAATTGAACAGGGCACGCCTGAATGGCTGGCCCTGCGCCTTGGCATCGTCACGGCGTCCGAGCTGGAATGCTTGCTGGTCAGCGGTAAGGGCGAGGCCGGTTTCGGAGTGGCGGCATACACCTACATGGACCAGCTGATTGGCGAGCGAATCACCGAGGAAGCGGCAGAGCTGCCCTTCCAGACAAAGGCGACAATTCGCGGCCATGAGCAGGAGCAGACAGCTCGAAGCCTGTACGAGGCTCGCGAGGATGTCACCAGCCGCGAGGTCGGCATCATCCTCAACCACGGCATAGGCTATTCGCCGGATGCGCTGATCGGCGATTCTGGGCTGATCGAGATCAAGACCAAGCTGCCAAAATTTCAGGTAGGAGTGATCTTGTCTGGCGAGGTTCCTAAGGAACACGTAGCCCAGTGCCAAGGCGGTCTATGGGTCTCTGAGCGCGAGTGGATCGACTTCATCAGCTACTGGCCTGGCATGCCGCTTTTCGTCAAGCGGCTGTACCGGGATGAGGCGCTGATTCGGAAGATTTCAGAACGCGTTTCCACCTTTTACGAAATTCTTGATGAGCGCATGAATCGCGTCTTGGGGATTGCAGCATGATCGCTACCGAACTGAGTGCCATCCAGGCCAACAGCATCAAATCCTACGAACTGTCCCAGGCCGTGAACGCGTTCCAGCGCAGTGGCGGTCAGGTGCGCGACCTCGGCTCATTCCGGGTTGCGCCGAGGCCTCCGCGCAAAGAGCCGCCTCCCCGCAAGCCCCGCTATAACGGCGCTGATCACCGGAAGTACGTCGACGAAGAGTATGACCTGAAGCTGCTTAAGCAGATCGAAGGGATGCGCGACCTGGGCGTCAGCCATTTCAAGGCCGAGAAGCTGACCGGGATCAACCGCACCGTCATCAGGCGAATCGTTCAGAAGTACGGCCTGGACTACCCCAGCAGCCCGGCGAAATGAAGCGTCTTCAAAGCCGCGCCCACCACGGTAAGCGCCAGCAACACATTCACTTGCCGCCCAGCGGCTATACGGAGCTGATAAATGGCCCTGACCCAGAAACAGCGGGACGAGCGAACGGCGCTCAAGCGTCAGAAGGCCGGGGAAGAGGAATTGCGGCTCAGGGTGCGGCCCGGCACGAAGCAGGCGCTGAGTGAGCTGATGGCCTGGGCTGGCATCGAGGAACAGGGCGAGGCTCTGACCCTGATGATTCACCACCTGCACAGCCTCGGACCGGGCGGCGCGCTGCCGCTACTTGAGGTTCCGCGCCACGAAATCACCGTATCACCAGCTGTGGCGCACAAGCTTCAGCTCGCCTACAACCGCGAAGCGCTGCGCATCTGCAGTGACGACTGAACCCCCAACCAATTTGCCACCACCGGACACGGAGGGCGGCGCATGCCTGGAGAAAGACCATGACATTCCTTGCTCGAGTAAACCCGCGGTACTTCGCTGCCATCCACCAGTGCGCAGCTAAAGGCGATGTTCGTTACTACCTCAACGCCGTTCATATTGAGCGACACGCCGAGGGCGGAGTGGTGATCGTGGCAACCAACGGACACTTCTTAGGCGCCATCCATGACCCGGAAGGCTGGATACACCCCGATCAACAGTCAGTCCTGATCGGCTCTGTTTCAAAGCGCCTGCTTTCTTCGTGCATTGCTCGCAAAGGCTCTGACGATTTGCCGCCAGCCAACCTCTGGATTGCTGATAAATACTCAGTGGTTTCAAGCTTGGTGGAAGTAGACCAAGAGCCCGAACTTTTCGCCGACTACGCGCACCTGACCGAAAAAACTGATTTGGTAGACGGTCGTTTTCCAAACTGGCGCCGGGTAATGCCGTGCATCAGCAAGCCTCTTGAGAATCAAATGCCCTGCCTGAATGGCGAATATCTTGAGGCATTCAACAAGATCGGCGTGATGCTCTCGGGTCAAAAACGTTTCGATGGCGGAGGGATTCACCTCGAGGCCAGCCAGGATGACGCTTCGGTTGTCGTCAGGTTCAGCAGTTGCGACCTGCTGAACAAATTCGTTGGAGTGGTCATGCCAATGCGCGCAGACAAAATCGAAACCATTCTGCCGGCCTGGGCAATGTCCGAGGCCGAAGCCGAGCGAAGAAAAGAAGCCGAAGCTAAGGCAGCCTAACCCCACCCTCACCTATTGCGCTGAACGCCTCGGCAGGCGGGCGGCTGCCTGGAGTATCCATGAACTATGAACTACATCTCGGCGACTGCCTGGAGGTGATGCGCAGCCTGCCCGCCGATTCTGTGGACAGCGTTGTAACCGATCCGCCCTACGGCATCCGCTTCATGGGTAAAAGTTGGGACGGTCAGGATATTGAAGACCGCGCCGCCTACCGCGCCAGCATGCCGTCCCATTCCGACGCGTGCGGACCGAACGGCGGACACCGCTCGATCGCTGCTGAGGCAGGGAAATACGACCTTACACCTGCGGGCATGAGAGCCTTTCAGGCATTCACGCTCGATTGGGCCACAGAGTGTCTGCGGGTTCTCAAGCCTGGCGGGCACCTGCTATCATTCGCCGCCGCCCTGTCCAAGCCAGCCGGGAGCGATAAGGTATGAGGCAGTGGGATACTAAGCGCCAATTCAAGCCAAGGTACGGTGCCGTTTTTAGAGGGTTCCTTTTGGCGTGGGTTAAGCCATCGGCCAACCTGGCTAAGTCAGTTTCTTTAAGCCTGCACTGCATAGCCGACCTGTCACTGGGGCTGCTACTTCTGATCCTGAGCCCTGTCATGCTTCCGGTTTTTCTGATCGCAGAGAAGCGACTTACTCGTCGCCGCCGACTTGATTACCTGATTGCTCAGCGACTTGCTGACAAGGACATTTGAAATGACCGCAAACAAACCGAACGACGTGCGTGTGTCGCGTGAGCTGCTGGAGCGCGTATGCCTCGGGGACGCCAGCAAGCGTGCCACCGCTTCTCAATTGGTAAATGCATGGGCGGCAATGGGCGAGATTCGCAGCCTACTCGCCCAGCCAGCCGATCAGCAGGGCGAGCCTGACTTCTACGAGGTGTCAGGAAACGGCGTGCGACCTGGGCTTTTCTACACTCATCCTGATTGGGCGATGGAAGACCCTCGTTACACAGTTACCCCGTGCTGGAGAAGTTCCGCCCAGCCCGCCACGGCGAAGGTGGTGCTGCCTGAACGCAGGCCGATTTGCTGCCATGAAGATGCGGGATTCAACGAGTGCTTGGACGAAGTTGCGAAGCTGAACAGCGGCCAGTCATGACTAACAAGCCAATCTGCTGGCGTGCAGCGGCCCAGGCAGTGCCGAAACAACCGAGTATCACCGCCGAAAGGCCGATACTTGAACTCATTAAGCGCTTCTCCAAGGGTTTGACAGCGCCTCACTTTTGCCCGGTGCGCCCGAACAAACCGCAGTAACCACCCCCTCTCAATCAATTCAATGTCAGCCGCATGTGCGGCAAGGACGAAGTCATGCCCGAAGAAAAGTTGATAGGCCCCGTCGAAGTCACTCGCGACGAGAACGGCTACTGGTATCACCCAGGAATCCCGAATTTCGATGAAGACCATGCCGCCTACAAAGCGTGGCTTGATGGACAGCAGCTGAAGGTGGTCGGCTGGCACATGGATGCCGAACTTGAATCTCACCCGTACTGGGAAGAAGGGGCAGCCAACTGCCTCGGCTGGGAGCCTGAAGCACCCGCTGAGCCCGGCTGGTTCCTTCTGGGCATCTTCGACACGGACGATGGCCCATACGCGCAGTGGGCTCGGCGGGTGGTGACGCCATGACCCAGGCCAAGGAATTCTACTCTCCCGAGCAAGCCGCTAAGCACGCAGCTGAGTGGTGCAAGCGCCATCCAGCATGGCGCCGGATCTGTGATATCCCAGATCACTCAGTGTTCGTGAAAACCTACGATGAGATCAGTAAGCGTGAGCGCGCGTACTGGGATCAGAACGGCGGCGAAGAATGCTGGCGCGAATTCGGGGTCGAGAGAAAAAAGGTGCCTACGGGGTTTATCTCCGGGAAGGGCGAATTTTACGACAGCGTGCTCAAGGTTCCGCTTCATCACAACCTGATGATGGTTTTCCGCGTCGGCAAAAACTGGAAGCCATAACCCCCCTTCCCTACAGAGCCTGCTGGTGATCGGCGGACGAGGTGTACCCATGAAAGCATCAATAAAAATGCAGCCGAGCGGTTCAGGAATCACGATGGGCTGCGTTTTCCCCAGCGCGATCAAGTGTCCCACGTGCGATTACAAAGGGCACGCCCAATTGACCACCAAACGGCGAGCGTACTGCCCGGTCTGTTTCGACGAGTTCATTCGCCAGCACGTGCCAGAGCTGATCCCCGACCCAGAAGGAAAACCCTTCGACCCCAATAGCCAGTTCGTTTACCTCTAACCCCTTCCGCCGCCAGCGCGGCCCGGAGCCAAGAAAATGAGAAAAGAACTGATCAAGATCAGTGAGTTTCAGCGTCGGCGCTGGGGCGAGAACGGCACGCCGCCGTGCCCCCAGGCGATCCGAAATTACATCCGCAACGGCCAGCTCCCAGGTGAGCAAATCGGAAAGCTCTGGTATATCGACTGGGCCGCCTACAACAAAGCAGCAGGTAATGACCTGATCGCGATGGTATTAAAAGGAGCTGCATGATGGTCCCCCGGCCGCGCAACAAATCAAACAAGGGCCTGCCCCAGAATCTGTACATGGACGACCGGCGCGGAACCTATCGATATCGCAGGCCGACTGACGGCAAGTGGTTTCAGTTTGGGACTGACCGAGTCAAAGCGGTCGACGCGGCCAAGCAACTGAATCTGGCATTCATGCAGGGGGCCGATCTGGTCGAAACGGTACTGGGCGTGACCTCTGAATCGTTTGCAGGATTTCTTGATCACTATGAAGTAACCGTGCTGCCGCCGAGGGAACTGGCGAAAGGAACGCTTCAGCTGTACGCGGTTCACTTTCGGCGATTCCGGAAAGCGTTTGAAGGCAAGGCCGTGGATCAGATCAGCATCCGCATGGTTGCCGTGATGCTCGACGAACTGACGCCGCGCACCGCCAATCAGTGCCGAGCCCTGCTCATCGACATATTCAACCACGCCGCCGCTAAAGGCCTGTGCCCGGACAATCCTGCAGCCAGCACCATCAACCGAATCGAAAAGAAACAGCGCAAGCGCCATACCGTCGAGGGCCTGAAACTAATTCGCGAGAAGTCGCCGGCCTGGCTACGGAACGCGATCGATCTGGCACTAATCACAGCCCAGCGCCGAACCGACATTTTGGACATGAAGTTTGAGGACGTGCGGGAAGGCTTTCTGTATGTCATCCAGCAGAAGACGGCCAAGGCCAGTGACGCAGCCTGGATTCGATTCCGAGTGACGCCAGAGTTGCAGGCTGTCATCAGTCGGTGCCGGGACAACGTGGCTTCGCCCTATCTCGTTCACCGGCGCCCGGAGCGCCTCAAGCAAAAGCAGGCCCAGACCAAGGACCACTGGACGAAGATAGAAGAGCGATATTTGACACGCGCGTTCAAGGCAGCGCGAGAGGATGCTGGGTGCTACGCGGATTGGAGTGACGAGGAAATGCCGGGCTTTCATGAAGTGCGAGCACTGTCGCTGCACCTATACAAGAAAGCCGGAAAGGACGGGCAAAAGATCGCAGGGCATGCGAGCGAGGATATGACGAAAAACTATCAGAAAGACCACGCCGAAATTGTCTGGTCAGAGGCAGTTCCCGACCTCGATATCAGCCAGTTTTCGAATTAG